TCTTGACCCAACAACATTCGAACCAGTCGTGAGCTTCATGACTCGTTATGGTTACATCGAATTGACCAACACAGCTAGCAGCTTCGGTAACGCAGCTGACTACTTGGGTGAGATCGCTGTATCTAACTTGTCTTTCAGCTAATCACTACAAAACTTACCCAGAAATGGGAAGATACGAAAAAGCCCCGCAAGGGGCTTTTTCTTTGGTAGTCTATAAATACTATGTCCGCAATACCGCGGCTTATGCAGTTAGCCACTGCGTAGTGCCTAGAACGCACATCGGGCTTCTATAAGGAGAAATCAAATGGGAAGAGCTCTAAAAATTCAAAAAACAAACATCGGTTCTGGTTCAACAGTAACAGGCGGTGTAACATCTTATAACCAAAACATCTTGACAGATGCAGGTTATCCTAACTTTGGTAGTTTGACCAATCCAGTTTACAACTCTGCAGACACATTGAGTCCTGCTGATTATATTGGTGTTGTTGGTGGCTCACCTGCAACATCAACTGCTAGTTCAACAAATCCTGAAATTGCTTGCTATGTTAACATTTTGTTAGCCGACGGCACAGACAGCCAAACAGCAACAAGTTCTTACACAGGTCGCATTATTCGTCAGAAAGGTGCTCACAAGTTCTTGGTAGCTGCCACTGGCGCAACTGTCAACGACGAAGACATGGTTGTTGGCCAAGCATATCAAATTGCCAGCCTTGGCACAACCAATTGGCAAAGCGTGGGTGCTGGCACTGATGCTGCTGTTGGTGATATTTTCACCTGCACAGCAGACGTAGGCGCCGGAACAGGCACAGTTTACATAGTTGGACAGTGTGTGTTGTCCAACGATGGAACTCCTGCTGCTGGACTCATGAGTATTGAATTCTCAGTTGGCGACAGTGCTGCGGTATATGCAAGCTATATTACCAACAAGTGGATTCGTGATTGGAACGGCATGACTGTTGGCAGCTATTCCAACGACAACACTGGTGTTAACATTCAAAGCGGTGAAAACTTCTATCCTGTTAACTTCTTCTCCGACGAAGGCACAGTCACTTGGTCTGGTGCTGAAATTATTGGCGGCGCAGAAGCACAAAACGGAACTTTACAACTTGCACAAGTTACAAAAGTTACAAGTTAATTTGATTTAACTCCTGAATCCCCTTGGATAATTACTAAGGGGATTTTTTTATGGATGTAGCATTTGTATTAGGTAATGGTATTAGTCGGCGCGGACTTCCGCTGCACGACCTAAGCAATCACGGGCACATTTATGGGTGCAACGCACTGTTTAGAGATTTTGTGCCACATGTGTTGGTAGCAACAGACAAGCCCATTGCCCTGCACATTGAAAGCACTGGGTATCCACTCAAAAATAAATTTTACACCCGCAGACCCACAGCTGGTCAAGGAAGTTTAGAAATACCAAAACCCTATTATGGTTTTAGTTCTGGACCAGTTGCAACAGCATTGGCCGCCCTGCAACGCTATCCCAGAATTTACATGATAGGGTTTGATATGGGTCCCACTGACGATAAAAAGTTTAATAATTTGTATGCAAGCACTGAATTTTACAAAGACTCCAGTGCTGTGCCAACATATACTGGAAATTGGGTCAAGCAAATAAAACAGATCTGCAAAGATTTCCCAACCACAAAGTTTATAAGAGTATGCGGAAGCACAACAGCAAGAATACAAGAACTCGACGGGATCAAAAACATGCAGCATCTGCCACTGGATCAGTTTATACAGCGGCTAAATAAGCTGAAGGATTTCTAAATGGCAACAATCAAAACCACTAGTAGTGATTATACAATTAATGTTGGCCCTTACGACACTGGTAATACCAAGTGGACCGGGACAATGAACGTGAACGGCAACTTGAATGTTGCAGGTAACATCACCTATGTAACTGACATTGCTGTTAACGATGCATTTATTATTGTTGCTGCAAACAACACCGGCACTGTAACCGACATGGGTCTTGTTGCCACCAAAGGTAGTAGCAGTTATGCAGGATTGAGATTTGATGTAGCAGCCAATGCCTGGCAAGTGAGTTCAAGCGTGAACATTGACGGGTCTCCTATAACAGCATATGCAAGTATTGCAACAGGCAACGCCAGCGTTTCTGGCGCAAACACACAAATTCAATTTAACAATTCGGGCAGCTTTGGTGCCAGCGCCAATTTAACATTCAACAATGTTACCAACGTATTAACACTAAATGGATCTCAAACTCTTGGCAACATTGGCGCAGCACCTAGCTCGGTGTCTAACGCAGTAGTAATTTACAACAACACACAAGGTGCCGGCGGCACAGGCCTGTATGTTATATCAAGCACTGCCAACGATGAACTAACTGCTTACAAACGTGCCAAGCGTTTGAGCATTGTATTTTAAGGATAACAAATGTCAATTTCAACTGCAAATGTCACAACATCTACAGCAAACGTCTTTGCTACTAGCACAAGCAACACAGCAATTACTTTTTTAAGTTTGTGCAACTACGGTGCATCTAACGTCACTGCCAACGTTTTTATTGTTCCAAGCGGCGGATCTCCAAGTAATTTAAACTTGTCTGTTGCAAACATTTCAATCACCACTGGCGATACATTTCAGTTTTATGCCGGCAATGAAAAACTAGTTTTTGATATCAACGACAGTATTCAAGTCAATGCTTCGGCAAACAATGCTATTGCAGCGGTGGTTAGCTATACTTTGGTCTAATGGGCTATTTTTTAAAGAATCGTCAGTTTCAAAGTGGTAGTTCTGGTATGGTTATACCCACCGGATCCAGTGCCACACGTCCTGACGCTCCTGTGTTTGGTCTCATGAGATACAACACAGATCTTGGCTTGATTGAATTCTTTAACGGATCCATATTTCAAAGTGTAGCGGTGTCGGGTGGTGTCAACTATACAGTTGACTCATTCACAGGAACAGGTAGCCAAACTGTGTTTACAATGAGCATTGCAGAAAGCAGTGCAGACGAAATTATTGTGTTTGTTGGTAGTCTGTATCAGATACCAGTCACAAATTACACAGTCAATGGTGGTTACGATATAACATTCACATCGGCACCACCAGATGGTGTTCCTATCAACGTTATTCATACTACTTAAACAACTATTATGGCAATTAGCTATCTAACAGGACCAATGCTAAATTCCAATCTCAATAGAGATGGGATTGACTTGACTATTAGCAATGCCAACGTAACTATTGGAAATGTAACTTTTGCCAATGTGGGCAACGTCAATGCCGGAAATGTAAACATCAACAATTTGGCAACCCCAGTGGCCAATGCAGATGCAGCCACAAAAGGCTATGTGTTGAGTCAAATTTCAGGCAACGTGACCAGCATTGGTAATTTATCAGTTACTGATACAACTATTACCACATCAACGGCCAATGCCAACATCAATATTGATCCCAATGGAACAGGCACATTTAATATTGTTGGCACAAATGGATTTGTAATTCCTGTTGGTAATATAGCACAACGCCCAAGTCCGGCAGCAGAAGGCACGTTGAGATTTAACAATGAATATGATCGTCTTGAATACTATGACGGCACAGAATGGGATGTGGTTGGCGGTGGCATCACCAGTCAAACTATAACCACAGCCAATGGTGTTACTACTGTTTTTACACTGGATCGAGATTCAACAACTGCTGCAAGTTTGGTCATGCTTAACGGTATTGTGCAGTTACCAGTCACTGCTTACAGTGTTTCGGGCAATACGCTTACCTTTACTGCTGCCCCCGAAATCAGCGATATTATAGACATCCGCTTCTTGTAAATCCGCAAAATCTCTTTTGCCCAATTCCCATAAATAAGTGATAAAATGGAGATTGGAATTTAATCATGGCTGTAACACGCATTAACAACAACCAGATTTCGGACGCTAGCGCAGGCAACGTCTATGTTGGTATCAACGCTTCTACAAAAATTCAACCCTACAGTATTACAGCAACCAAAATTGCCAATAATCTTACTTACGGTTCAGACTTGACAGTCACTGGTAACTTGACAGTTCAAGGTAATACAACAGCCATTGATACAACCTACACCACAATTGAAGATCCAATACTGTTGTTGGCATCTACACAAACTGGTTCCCCCTCTGTTGACATCGGTTTTGTTGG